TCGACCAGTACCGTGTCGCCATCTTCGAGCGTTGGTCTCATGCTGTCCCCTTCCACCTGCATGACACGCAACATCGATGGGGCGGCCTTCAAGCGATCCTTGATCCAGGCTCGGCGGAAGTGGAAATCACGCCCAGGCTTTGCCTCTTCCTCAAGGATGGAGCCGCCGCCCATTGAAGGTCGGGCATTGACGTAGGCAATCCCAATAAAGTCGGACTGCGCGCCCTCATCCAGTGGGGTTTCGCCCTGGACGTCTCCCTGTCCGTGAAGCAGCCACTCAACGTCGACCTTCACCGCAGCGGCCACGCTCTTGAGGCGCTCCAGATTGGGCGTCTGCGAGCGGCCGCGGATGATGTCGTACAAGAACGACCGGTTCACACCGGCCAGTGAGGCAACGTCAGCGACGTTCATGCCCAGCTGACGAATGCGTGCGCGGAGGCGCTCCTGCAAAGTTGTCGACATAACTATCCTCAGAAAATTGGATTGTGTGGATAGAACAGGATTGCCGGCCTCCTGTCAAGCTGATATGAGAACATAACCGGAACAAAGGGAATCGGCAATGGGGCGGATCAAGAAGGATTATCACGAGCTCGACGAACTCATTGCCCGCTGGAATCTCTCTGAGTCAGATCTGCGTTATGTGGTTGAGAACGGTAAGCTGCCCCTCTCCGTCCGCATCTACGCCCAGCCCATGGAGCTTGGCTCTTACGAGGCTGAGGACTGGGGCCAGATGCCGGTACCTCATCATCAAGGTACATTCGACGGCGTGGCAGACTTGCTGCGCTACGATATCTATCGCCTGTTTCTGGAGGGGGAAGTGAAGGCCAGCGAGTTCTCCTTGCCGAATGGCGATTATGCCAGCCTGCTGAACCCAGCGGAGGCCCGGTCGATCAAGCGCGCAAATCTCGTGGTGCGCGAGGATGTCCGCCTTGAGTTTGAACAGGCAGTTCTGGGAACCCTCAGCCAGGCAGAGCCAGAGAAACCCGACTTCCGGCGCTTTTCCTATGCGGGTCGGATCTGGAATTTCACCGAAATGCAGGCCCGCGGAATGCTGTTCTTGTTCGAGGCGGCCAAGAGCGGTGATCCCGAACAGCACTTCCGCAAGATACTTGACGCTGCCCATTCTGGCTCGGACAAGATTGCTCACCTCTACTCAAGCCGGCGCGACTGGACCAAAGTGATCCTGAAGGCAAAAGGAAGGCTTGGCTGGTATTTTATGGAGCCAAGCCTGGTCGTTGCCATGTCTCGCTGATCGATCGCCTGCCACTTACCAACCCGGAAACGAGCCCGCCTTCCGCGGGCTTTTTCGTGTCCGGGTTTTGCCTGATTCGCTGCGGCGCGAACCGCTTCTGGTGGGTGATCGGTCGGGATTAGGTTGGCTGACGGTTGGTGAAGGTTGGTGCACACCTCAAAGCGCCCGCAAAACTACGCAACAGCGAGGTGCTGAGGTTGGTGCATCCGCCAACCACTTCTGTGACGACCACCAACCATATCTCGCTTTAGTCCAGTTTCAGGATGACGAAACAGGACGAACTCATGACCCCTCACACGCTCGACACGCTTCAACGTGAAGCCAGAAGTGCCGCCCGCCGTTTGGCCCGCAGCCTGAACCTATGCCGCGAGGCTGAAGCCGATATCTGCCAGGATCTGCTGGCCGATCTGCTTTCCCGGCTCCACCGCTTCGATCCGGATCGCGGCACACTTGGTGCTTTTGCCGGTCGCATTGTTGCCAACCAGGCCAGCTGCATTGCCAAGCAGATCCAGCGCGAGCGGCGTGTCATGCCGTGCTCGCTTGATCAGGATGAAGGTTGTCCGATCAAGCGGGATCAGATCGCCGAAGACCAGGGCCTCGGCGCACTATTCGCTCTGCCTGGAGATGCCCGCCGCGCGATTGAGCAGCGGCTTGATGTGGCACGTTGCGGCACCCGTCTCACTGATGCCGAAACTGCCCTGTGCGGCTGGCTGGCCGAACATCCCGTCACTGAACTTGTACGCATGGGGCTGGGCAGCCGCAGCAGCCTCTACCGCCGCATTGCCGAACTGCGCGCGCTGTTCGCCGCCAGCGGTCTGGCGAGCGCCTGAGACACTTTCCCCGATCCCCCAGTAGAGGTGAACATGAACACCATTTCTTTCATCAGCCCCCAGTCTCGCGGCACCGCGAAGGCAAAGGCGAGCAAGGTCGCCATGACCGAGTTCGACCTATGCATGTGGCTGGGTGATGCCATGCCTGGCGACACGCTCGAATATTACCGCGGCTTTCTTGCCAAAGATGCCTGGAAAGGCCCGGGACAGCGGCTGAGGGAGCCCGAGCGCTCGGTGCTTGAGAGGCTCGCGGGCCGAGCACGCTGGGCATCCGAGCGCGGATTTGCCCACCTGGTGCAACGCCGCATTGCGCCTGACCAATTCAGCTACCTCGTGATTGCCAGGCCGCGCCCACGCGGCGCGCGCGGGCAACTCCTCCTTAACGAACTGGCGAAAGCGGCCTGATGCGCGGCCCCGCCTGTTCCTGACCCAGCTTGGGCAGTGGGGGCCAACCGCGAGGCGCCCACGGATCTTCGATCGCCGCGTCAACCACTGCCCCGACCATGCACCGACGCAAACCCGAACCACTCACTGAAGGACCCATTCAATGACACTTGAGGAACTCCTCCACGAACCGCCAGCGAGGCTTGATACGCTGCCGATCAGCCTGCTCGCGAGTTTGCAAACGCAGGCCCAATCCCATCTGGCCCAAGCATCCCAGATTGTTGCCATCCTCCATGGGGTGTTCTCCCGGCGCTATGCCGCTGGTCTCAACACAACCGGCACGCACCGCCGCATCGATGGCGATTATGAAATCCGGATTGAGGTTCCCAAGAACGTCGCCTGGGATCAAGCCAAGCTTGCCGCAGCCATCGAGACGATCCGTGGATGGGGCGAAAACCCGGCCGACTATGTCGACACCAAACTGTCGGTTTCGGAAACCAGCTATAAGGCTTGGCCTCCTGCCATCCGTGATCTGTTCACACCAGCTCGCACGGTAAAGCCCGGCAAGAAAAAGTTCGAAGTCGCGCTCGCTCAGAAGGAGGCAGCGTGATGGCTATCTCCCTTTCTTCGCTCAACCGTCTGTCAGTGCCGAAGCCCCCGCGGATTGTGATCTACGGACCGCATGGCATCGGCAAGAACAGCTTCGCTGGCAGCGCGCCACGCCCAGTCCTTATCAACATCGAAGACGGACATCCCACCGGCCAGCCAATTGATTCCTTCCCGAAGGCTGAAGGCTTCCAGGATGTCATGGATGCGATGGCCGCGCTTTACGCCGAGAGGCACGACTTCGAGACGCTGGTGGTCGACAGTCTGGATTGGCTCGAGCCGCTGGTCTGGGCCGAGACTGTCCGCCGCAATAACGTAGCCAACCCGAGCAAGCCTTGGGCGTCGATCGAAGACGCAGGTTACGGCCGCGGATTTGTCGCCACGCTTGATGTCTGGCGCGAATATCTCGACGCCATCAATGCGCTGCGGAACGACAAGGGCATGGCGGTCATCCAGACCGCACACGCCGAAGTGAAGCGCTTCGACAGCCCCGAGACCGAGCCGTTCGACCGCTACCAGATCAAGCTGCACAAGCTGGCCTCTGCGCTCGTCCAGGAACACGCCGACATGGTGCTGTTCGCCAACTTCAAAACCAGCGTCACCAGAACGGATGTTGGAATGAAGAAGGTGGTCCGCGGTGTCGGGGCCGGAACCCGTGCGCTTTACACCGAAGAGCGGCCCGCCTTCCTCGCGAAGAACCGGCACAATCTTCCTGCAGAACTCCCGCTGTCCTGGGAGGCGCTGGCCTCCGCCATGGCCGCGTCGAGCGCGGCTGCCCGCACCAACGAAGCGGCCTGACTAACAACCCCTGACTGACAGAAAGGATTGCCGCAATGGCACAACTCGGAGGCATGTTCGACGCCACACAAGTCGAACCCCAAGGCGACTACACTCCAATTCCGCCTGGTGATTACACCGTCCAGATCGTCACTTCGCAGATGGTCGAGACCTCGAACCGCAACGGCCACATGCTCAAGCTGGAGCTTGAGATTCTCGATGGCGAACATGCCGGCCGCAGGCTGTATGATCGCCTCAACCTCGAAAACCCCAACCGCCAGGCGGTCGAGATCGCCCAGCGCACCTTGTCGGCAATCTGCCATGCCATCGGGAAGCTGTCGGTCCAAGACAGCGAGGAACTGCACATGCAGCCGATGACGGCGGTGGTTGCGGTCAAGGCTCCGAGCACGGGGCGTGATGGGAAGACCTACGCGGCTTCCAATGAGATCAAGACCTACAAGGTCCTGCGTGATGCGCCGGCACCTGTAAGTTCAGGATCTGCTTTCCGGCCCGTGCAGTCTGGCTCTGGCCAGATGGCTAGCGCGCCCTGGAAGCGCAGCGCCTGACAAGGCCTTGAGAGGCAGGGCGGTCGATTGAGCCCGCCGCCCTGCCGCCTTTCCCCTGACTGACAATCAAAGGAGCAGGCAATGGCTGCCCTAAAGGATTTTGCATGCCCAACGCTAGCGCAAGCCGACCAGGCGCTGGTGGATGGGCAACCTTTTAGCCGGCGCGCTTATCTTGGCATGTCCGCTATCGGCGGCGCTTGCGAACGGGCGCTCTGGTATCAGTTTCGCTGGGTTGCGACCGTCCGCTTCGATGCCGTGACGCTGAAGCGATTTGCTGACGGGCATGCCAGCGAAACAGTGGCTGTAAACCGTCTCAGGGCCACTCCAGGCCTTGAGGTCCATGACGTCGATGCCAGCGGCGATCAATTCGGTTTCCGGGATTTTGGAGGGCACTTCGCAGGCCACATGGACGGCGTTTGCCTGGGCCTCGTCCAAGCTCCCAAGACCTGGCACGTACTCGAGATCAAGGCGTCCGAAAAATGGCAGGATCTCGACAACGCGCGCAGGAAGGTCGGCGAGAAGTCCGCGCTCGCAGAGTGGAACCCGACCTACTACGCCCAGGCCGTTCTCTACATGGATTATGCCCGGCTCGACCGGCATTACCTTGTTTGCGTTTCGCCCGGCGCACGCCGCTGGACTGCGGTGCGCACGAACGCCGATCCGGTTCATGCCAATGCGCTGAAGGCTAAGGCCGAGCGCATTATCTTTGCCGATACAGCGCCCCAGCGCATTGGCGGCCCGGAGAGCTTTGCATGCCGCTTTTGTGACTTTTCCGCCCAGTGCCACGAAGGCGCACGCGCAGAGCGCAACTGCCGCACCTGCCTTGCGGTTGAAGTCAGCCGCGATGGAGGCTGGCGCTGCACACGGTTTGGCCATGAACTCTCACGGACAGATCAGGAAGAAGGCTGCCCGGAGCATCGCTTTCTGCCCGACCTGGTGGCGGGCGAACAGATCGACGTCATCAATGGCCAGATCGTCTACCGTTTGCGTGACGGTTCGCGGTGGGTCGATGGCGGCCCTCGCGTCCATAGCATTGGCGATATTATCAAGCGGCAAGCTTGCCGCTCTTGCGGTTCGCTCAGCTGGAAAGTGACTGAGGGTGCCGGGCCGCACGCAGCAGGTCTGCGCTGCCTCAGCTGCGATACGCATGGTGGCTGGCTCCAAAAGGCGGAGGTCGTGGCATGAGCGGGCCTCTTGCTCTGCGCCCCTATCAGGAGACGGCGCTCACCAATTTGTGGAACTGGTTTTCAGCCGGCAAGCGCGACTGTCTCGTGGTGCTGCCGACCGGCGCGGGCAAGAGCCTGGTGATCGCCGAATGGGCAAAGCTGGTTTTTGATACCGATTCGAGCGCCTGCATTCTGGTGCTGACCCATGTCCGCGAGCTTGTGCAGCAGAACGCGGCCGAGCTGGTTGGGCTTTGGCCGGATGCACCGTGGGGGATCTATTCCGCCGGGCTTGGACGGCGAGACATCGGCGCGCAGCTTTTGTTCGCCTCCATCCAGTCGATCCACAAGAAGGCCTACAAGTTGCCGCGCCGGGTCGACATGGTGCTCATCGACGAAGCCCATATGATCCCGCGCAACGCCGACACCATGTATGGCAAGTTCCTGGCGGACCTGCGCACCATCAATCCTGCCCTCAAAATCGTGGGGCTGACCGCTACTCCGTTCCGTCTTGATAGCGGTAGGCTTGATCAGGGCGAAGGCGCGCTATTCGATGGCATCGCCCATGAAACCAATGTGCGCGAGCTCTTCGACAACGGCTGGCTTTCGCCGCCCGTAAGCTATCGCCAGGCAACGCAAATCGACACCAGCGGGGTTGGCACGCGTGGCGGTGAATTCATCGCAGCACAGCTCGAAGCTTCAGCGCTCGACGCCGATGTAGTCGCCGCGATTGCCGACCGGATTGTTGAGGCGGGCCGCGACCGACAAGGCTGGCTGGTGTTCGGCTGCACGGTCAAGCACTGCGAAGCGCTGGCCGAGGCGCTCAATGCTCGAGGGTTCTCCGGGACTGGGGTCTTTGGCGACACCAAAAAGACCGAGCGCGATCGGATCATTGCTGACT